TTGAAAATTCGCAAGTGGCCTTTGCCGTCGCTTAAATAATTTCGCTTCTCGCCTTCGCTTGGGATATAAGCAGCCCAGAATTCCAGGGGATTCGACTCGGACTCTTGCGGGGTTTCAAGCGGCGGGTTGTTGTCCATTGTTTTTTCCTTTCAAATCTATCTGTTCCACCAATACACTTAACGGAATTTCAACATATCTTGATCCTCGACAGGTGATTCTCATGCGGTCATAGTCGGCAAATTGGAGATAGAGCACGCCGTCGCGCTCTATCCGCCTGAAAACGCCAATCCCATCCACGCGGACCAAGCCATCATCAGTGATCTTGATGAGTTCGTGGGGTTTATTGATCGTCGCCATTATTTACACCGCATATTCTTCACCAGTTTTCGGGTTTTTCCATCGGTGTTGGCACTTATATCCGTGGCAACTATATTGATCCGTACCGGGATATGGAATCAAATCATTCTCAATAATATATTTGATAGTGTGCTTCTTGCCTTTCATTGCTTGACATTCCGGGCAGCTCTCCGCCCCGTCTTCTCCGCCAAACTCCAAGGTCGCGTTTTCACTGCCTCTCATCTTAGCTTCCACAAATACCGAATCCAATGTCGCGGCATAACCGTCGGCGCGTGCAAAGGCTTCGGCTATCGGGTCCAGTCCATCCCACTCCTCTTTCAATCTGGCAAACACATCGACGATAAAACCACGCTCAGTTGCTATCCGATCCCCAAGCCATGACTGCGTATCAGCATCCAGAGGCAGCTCGCCGCCGACTTCCTGATACCCTTCATATACCGCATCTGTAAATGATTCGGACATGGCAACCAGCATTTTATTTCTGAATGCGGTCACTGGCCTGTCGCTTGTCAGGTATCCTTCCACGCTGTCGTAGACCTCCGCCCAATAATTGGAGCGGATAGATTCGTAAGTTGTATTCGCGCGCTTCTTTCTTTTTATTGTACGTGATGAATCTTTAGAATCCGCAATAGCCTCCCCATCCCAGCGGCCTGTAAACTTTACCTCATCATCCGCATAAATGGCAATGCGATGATCACGCAACAAATACCATCCATCCTTTGTAATTTTTACGGCGTGATCTTTCAGCCATTGCAAATCCAAACTAGGGGTTGAGCTTGATGCCATATTGCGCCTCCACTACCTGCTTAATGTATTCATATCTCTTCGGTGATTCGACGGACATTGCCTGCCGGTCGTATTTATCGCCGTAAACAGCCGTTGCGAAAGTTTCCGCAAAATCCTCCCAGGGCGCGGACCTGGCATAATCTGATACAGCACTTTCAAGATTATTTTCGGAAAACTGATAACTTCCATCCTCATTTTGTTCCCAGCCGGCGGCGTCAAGCCATTCCTTGCTTTCGCTGATTGCATATTTCCCATCAGCGTCGGGCGAGTCCAGAATATGCGCGGACTCATGGATTAGCGTTCTCCCTTCACCGCCGCCCTGGTCTAAAATTAATATGGACTTCGAGCCATCTATAACCGTGCCGGCAGTTTTATTTGTGGCGCTCGTATCCAGTTCCTTCATTTCCTCGGCGCTTACCACCCTCACCTCGGATGCGCCGGACTTGGTAATAACGGTTCGTTGATCTTCCGACATTTCGCTGATAACTCTATCCGCGCCGGCATTTGTCTTTACACTACCCGATTGTGACTCGCCCGAACTCGCGCCAGCATCCCCACCACCTGACGGCACCCACTCAATGCCGCCATCCGCCATCATTTGAAAACTTCCGCCTTCATCGTCGGCGCTTGCGTCTCCCGACGAGCCGCCTTCAGGATGCCGACCTGAACCGGGGCCGCCTCGTTTCTTTTCTGTTCTCATCTTTTTTTTTATCCCTGACGGCTTGCCCCCGACTCTCACCATAAATTTCTTTTGACCTGCCTTTCGGATCGTTCGATATTTCCCGCTGTTTTCCGAATAGATCACGATGTCATCATCGGGGAATTTCGCAAGTGCGTTCTGCACTCTCTGCTTTTCGATCACCTCGCCCATATCGTCGGTATCCATAATCTGCACGTCCTCTTCCTCGGGAGTCCACTCCTCGGGGATGAGCTTCGCGTCAACCAGTAACTGACGCGCCTCGCCATAGGTGACAAGAGTCTCATTCCGCGCGTTCACGCTCTTATACATCTGGTCAACGAGATCCAATTTTTGCTGATTGAACTGCACCTCTGCGATATCCCCTTCCACGTCTCTCTGTTCAAACTCGAATTCAAGAGTCTCAGGCAGCTCCTCCTGTAACTTCTCCTGAAAACCGAGGGCAAAATCAAGCCCGCCTTTGGAGGATGCTTTGCGGTGCTGCTGTTCTGTTTCGCGCGATGTCCCGAGTGCACCTGATGACATTGACCAAAATTCACGCGGATCATAGCCAAAGGCCAGGGCATATCCGCCGATAATCATAGTGATAAACTGGCTGTGATTGAAATCCGCGGGAAGGTTGGAAAGGCTGGTGAGAGCAACTTTGATCTCCTGTCCTTGATCGCCGACCAGCACCTGCACCCCTGAATAATATTCGCGCTCCAGGCTTTTGAGTTCGGCTGTGCTTTCCTCAAGGCTGAGCAGCCATTGGGCAAGAGTCATGCCGCCGTTGATCGTGAGAATTCCTTTCGGGGCTTTGGATCCTAACTGCTCACGGTCATGCTCGAATACACTCACCAATAATTTAGCGAGTTCAAGACATCTTGAAATCGCGCAATAGCCGAGGCCGTTCATAGACTCTGTGGGGGAGGGGAATGAGGCAATGCGGAAGTAGTCATTTGGTTCCCACATTTGCTTATCTCTTGCACCGTTGTTGTATTTTAGTGGAGTCTCTATTTTGCCAGTCAGGTGACATTTGGACGGGTCTACGGTATAGAGTGCTGCAAGTGGGCCGTTGGTGACGCTTCGACCAATCTCCACAACCGTGCCGAGGTCGGCCTGGTAAAAACTTTGCGCGCTTACCGAGAGTCCATTGCGCCAGCCGTATAGATCGGGCGAGACCTGGAAGTTATGCAGGATATTGACGAATTTCTTAACCTGTATTTTCCCGCCGACCATAGTCCAGCCTCGGTTTTTATCAATGCTAACCACGGATTGAAGGATCCCTAAAAGGTAAGGTTCTTTTCTGACAACTTTCGCAAGCCAGGTATCGCGCTTGGAGGAGTCGGCAGCATAAGGAGGCTCATTGAAAATGGCTTCTTTTGCAATCCCGTAAATGAGGTTGAAAAAATTATTAATACTTTTACGGTCTGGCGCAAAGCGGGGCTGTTTGGAGAGAACGGCGTCGGCCTTTGCCCGCTCGATTTGTTCCACCTTTTCCGCTGCTTGATCGATTGCTTTTGTTGTGGCAGCTCCCAGCCCCTTGGTGCTTGTCGTTTTTTTGCCTGTTGTTTTAGCCATGATTGCCTCTTATCCTACTGTACGGACCCAGCTACCCGATCCGCGCTCCAATTCGCTATACATGCCGCTTGCGGCATCCATCTCATCATCGTGTGTTGTTGGCTTCCCGTCCTGTGCGTGCATGTGATTCAACCAGCGTTCATTCCATGAGCCTCGCAATAATTTAACATTGCCGGCCAGAGCTTGTGCCGCCAAAGGCTTCGCTCTTGTTATTTTGTCACCTTGCGGGGAAATTCCACGGGCATCATATCCAGCCATCATAGAAACAATATGGTAGGTATCACGTTTACCACTTGCGCCACCTTCCTGTTCCCAGCGCACTGCAACTTGTTTCCCGTCCTGCCCCGCTGTATTCTTTATCGTTTCGTCTGTCCGTGCTGGGTCTATCTGGTCATTGGTCGCATCAAGGATATAGGTAATATTGCTTATGATCTTCCCTTTGCAGGATGCTGTAAAATCCGCAGTCTTTTTAGATGTGGCAGCGAGATCCCAAAAACGAAGCTCGCGCCCGCCCGCAGGTACAGCATCCACGATCTCAAACCAGGCTTTATTGAATACCTTGCCAGCCGCTGGCTCAATTTTCCAGTTCCCGCCGCGCAAGCCATCCCCTAAAAGCCTTTGACGGTCGATATTATCCAGAGCTTGCAGGTTGGCAAGATATCCGGGGTCGGCATGTAGCAGGATTTGGTTATCATAGATCGTGGAAAGAATGAAAGTTATCGATTTTGGCGTGCTGTCTGGGTGCTCCGCCTGAAGGCTGTTTCTATCATCCGCCCAATAGATGGCATCATTCTCACGGATCATCCAGCGGATCACTCCCATTCGTTCTGGAATTGCAAAGCCGTCCTCATCAATCCACCAGGCAAGAAAATCAGCAAGCCAGCCTGGTTCGGGGTTGGCACTCGCACGAACATAAGGACGGACTCCGCACATGGAACGGTTACGCGATAGCATATAAAAAAATTGTGATGAGGAGAATGTTTCGAGTTGGTCAAATTCGATCAAAGGTATCTGCGAAGACTTCCAGGAGAATTTATCCTTTTCATATTGCATGTGGGCAAAGGAAATCCGCCCGCCCTCTGGAAACGTATACTGTTTGTCATTCTCG